GCTAGAATATGTCAAATAGCCTAGCCTATAACAATCCAGCTAAAATAATACGTAAAATAAAGAAGGGAAACTAGATGGCTAAAACCCTCTATAAATTCAGCGGTCTGCCACCTGGTTCTTTCTCTACCGGTGGTGGCTATACACTAGTAACCGCAGGTCCTGGTGTACGAACTGTCACTGCCGACAATTACGACCCAAACAACCGGTTTCTCCGATTCGAACGGTCGAGTAACGGACAGGACCTTGTAGCGTTTGACGCTATGAATAACCACGGAAATGATACAGAAACACTGACACTATTCCGTGTGTTAACAGCTGTCCAGGTTCCAGGTAGCTACGGAGTCGCCTTTTGGGACTACACCGCATCTAACCAAGGACTAAGCCTCGGATTCCTACCGGCAGTTAACGTTAAATCACTTATTCTTTATGATGATAAGGCAGGAATAACGGTTCAGTTCGCAAACTATGACTGGCAGAACTTTCAAAAATATTGGCTACGATGGCGAGTAGAAAACGGAAGAGACCACAAAGTTAAAATTTGGCCAGAAGGCACAGCAGAGCCTGGCTCTTGGACTTTCACATCAACCTACGCTAACCGTACAACAGGTAACCGCTATATGGGTATGGGTTCGTACACAGCAAACGGTACAGTAGACTATTACCAAGTCGGTGTAGCTACTGGTGGTGATACGGCACCTATGTTTGAGTCTGATGTGCAGCCAACTTCTACTCCTATAGCAGGGCAAGGTGGTGGCTACGGTAGTGTTCTCGGATATGGATATGGCTATGGACAAATTATTATGCCTACGGTGCAAAATACCGTTCTGGCAATCAATGATTCAAGCCACAGTCATTCAGTAAATAATATCACTCTAGTCCAACATCACACACTAGCAGCCACAAACGCCTCACATAGTCATACTGTTGATGCAGTGAAAATTGCACAAGTCCACAAACTTGCTGTAAATAATACGACACACTCACAAACGGTGGAATCGCCTGCGATAGTGTACAATATTAACCTGACAGTAAACGGTGTAACGCATTCTGTAACATCTGATAACCTAGCTCTAATCAGCGGATTATCTCTTGTTGTAAATAATGCTACACACTCAGTTGTCTCTAATGTTGTAGCACTTGTTCAAAAGCATCTACTATCTGCAGCAAATACATCGCACTCGCTAATATCAGATAATATAGTGATTGTTGAGAACAAGTCGCTTGTTGTATCAGACACAACACACGGCCATACAGTAGACGATTTAGCATTTACAGTTGTTCACGACCTGGTTATCGATAATGCCCTACATGGTCATAGTGTCGAGAACCTAGTTCTACAGCAAATTCAAACTCTAACGATTAACAACGCAAACCACACTACCAAATCTGATAACGTGGACATTATACAGTTCACTCTACTCGGACAGCCTGCCTCAGGTGTGTTTGGTACCAAGTCAGACCTAGTAGTACTTGTTCAAAAGTACACGCTGGCTATAGATGATGCAATCCATCGTCTCAAGTCGAACGATTTTGCTATTATTGACTGGGATAGCCTTGGTGTTAACTTCGGTAGATACATTCCTGACTTCAATCGGTCTGGAGTAATCGAAGAAGCGGATAGCCCAACAACTGGACCAATCCGGCCAACCTATCAGACTAGTGGTAAGTTTGGAATCGCAGAGATAGACTCTGGACAATATATACCAACAAATATAAATCGGTAAAAGGAAATACAATGGACTATAATTTAGCAAGTCTTAGGAACCGTGTTTTAGTTGATAAGCTTGATGATGATGAGTTTGAGCCAAAGATTATAGATAACTTTATTAATGATACTCAACGAGATATCTTCAATCAATATGAATTACCTTTCCAGGAAAAAATATTTCAGGGTACAATTCCAGCTGGCTCAACAATATTTAAATTACCCACTGATGTTGCACAGTTACAGTCTCAGAATATGCTAGGTGTTAGGAATTGGCAAAATCAACAAATGGACTGGCGTTCATTTATAAGGGCATACCCTGACACTGCAAACGAAGAACCTGCAGAACCTGGGGCATGGACATTGTATGGTGGAAATGTTTTACTTAGTGCCCCCACAGATAAAGACTATAAAATGACAATTTATTATATTAAGCGACCAGCTAAACTCCTAGAGGACACAGATGTACCTGAAATACCTGAAGAGTTCTCGGAGCTTCTCGTGTTGGGGGCGTTTAAGCGTGTTCTGGAACGTAACGAAGACTATGATTTGTCGCAAAGCATAGACGCACAATACCAAGCAAAACTAGAACAATTAGTTGCACGATATGGATTTCGTGAAGCTAATGGTCCAATTATAATGAAAAATAGACAACGGAGGATATAAAATAAATGGCTCGCAGTAAGGAAAGAATGTCGACAGTCATCAATCTAAAGGGGCTAGACCTAATGTCTTCTTCTGATCTTATTGCTGATGGTCGTACACCCTATTCAAAAAACTTTCGATTGTATGCACAATCTGCTGATGATCGTCGTGTAACCGTTAGTTCTCGTAAGGGTCCTGGTTTATACATAGCCCCTAATAATGAACATTTAATGATCTCGAATGATAGTGTTAATGGCATGTCTATTGCTAAGGTGGGCATTGTAATGGGTGTACATATGATAAAGTTTAAGGCTACCTCTAGCGATAGATTAACTCGAGTTGACATAAAGGTTAGTGATTCTGAAGAAGTATCAGTTCCGTTGCGTGTTTGTTTGTACTCAAACAATAATGATAAGCCAGGTAAAATGCTATCTGAGACATGTATACCAGCTGGTAGTATTGGTAGCTCACCTGAATGGGCGACTGCACGTTTTATAAATGCAGTTAAATTAGCTACCAATGAATACTACTGGATTGTTCTTAGCGTCCAAGATGACGGTAAAGGTAGTTATGA